AATGCCTGGACCGTGCTATAATGATCTATCAATTGAGTAAACCCAATGAGTGATAAACTAAACATTGCCAATGAAATGCGGATGTTTGACCGCAAGGAGAGATCATTCTATGATGATCTTACCCCAGAAGAACGCAAAAAATTCAGCAACTTCTTGATGATACGCTGGGGCAGTTGTGTAGAAGGCTCAAGAGAGCTACAGGAGTTTTATGTGATCAGCTGCAACGAGCGATTCAACAAACACTTTTACAGCATGAGTCGGCACCCCAAACTACAATGGCTCATGGCTACTACTGTGAGTCCAGATCTGGGGGCACAACGACACAATTGGATTTCGCCCAAGAAGAAAGAAGCTGGTGCCAGTGCCAAACGCAAGGCCCTGCAGGAAATATTCCCGCACTACAAAAACGACGAGATTGATGTCATGATGGCAATTACCACACAAAAAGAGATTGATCAGTATCGCAAACAGGCCGGGCAAGACAAGTGATTGAACAACTAGTAGTCAACGGATGCAGCTATAGCGAAAGCTATGCCATGGGCGGCGGGCATGAGTATCTTGCTGGTCAATTAGGAATTCCCCAAGCTCGCACCCTGGCTATAGGTGGTAGTGCCAACACTCGCATACTGAGGACCACACTCAAGCACAGTTATAGTACCACGGTGCCCACGTTGTATGTGCTGGGCATGACTTTTGTGTCTAGGCTTGAGCTGCCTATTTGTAACCCTGACAATGACTTTGAAGGACGTTGGTGCAATCCGCAAAATCAAGAGTTTTCACCGCGTTGGCAACATGAATGGACTCGCAAACAAACTGATGAATTTGTTGCACTAAAACTTCGCAGCGAAGTTTACTCAATCTTGGACCGCACAGAAGATCTCATGTATCGCATGCTGGGCACCATTGCTGACTTACAGAGTCGCGGACATCGTGTTTTGATGTATCAACAAGCTGATAACTTGTACCAAGGTTACTTGACTGACGCCAGACTCCAGCAGTTTCGACGCCCAGAAATTATAGGCGGATTTGAGTGGCGTGCTATTACCTGGCAACATGAGCAAGGTGTGCAACCAACAACATATACGGTTGGCTCGCCTAGTGTACCCCCAGACATGACACACCCCAAACCAGGCCATCACAACTTGATCAACAACTATTTGACAAACTACATTCAAGAGCATAAACTGTTGACATGAGTTTTGTTTGTGAATACTGCCAAAAACATTTTGTTCGAGAAAACAGTATTTCCGTTCATGTGTGCGAATCCAAACGCAGGAGACTCATGCGTGATGAACCAGGTACTAGACTGGGCTTTCAAGCATTTGTACGCTTTTATGAGCTGCATCAAAAAGGTCGAGTCAAAACATATGATGACTTTTGTGACAGCAGCTACTTCAAGGCATTTGTGAAGTTTGGCAACTACTGTGTAAGCACTCGCGTGATCAATACTGCGCGATTCATGGAGTGGTTGTTGAAGCAACAAAAAAAGATTGATCAGTGGTGCAGTGACCGAGTATACACAGAGTATTTGGTTTGGTACTTGCCCAATGAGAACGTGAGCGATGCGCTGAGTCGTGCAGTAGAACAAAGCATACAGTGGCAGGAACGCACTGGGCATCCTGCACATGACATGTTGCGTTACGGCAATGCAAATGCATTGTGCTACGACATCACAAGCGGACGCTTGAGTCCCTGGGCGATTTACAATTCTGATTCAGGTATGAATTTTTTGAATCAGCTGAGTACAGAACAAATTGGCATGACATGGAGTTATATCAACAGCGATGTGTGGCAACGCAAGTTTCAAGACTATCCTGATGATCAGACCTATGCTCAAGACATACTAAAAAAGGCAGGTTGGTAATGGAAACTGTGTTGATAATTCTTGTGCTGCTACAAATCAAACACTGGTGCATGGACTTTGTGTATCAAACCAATGACGAGATTGCGCACAAAGGCACCTACTGGGACTGGCGCGGGATCACACACAGTCTCAAACACGGTGCAGCAACTGGCTTGATACTGATGTTCTTTGTGCCTTTTGAGTGGGCATACTTTTTGGCAGCAGTAGATTTTATGTTGCACTATCACATTGACTGGGCAAAATCAAACTATGGCAATCGTGATATTGGTACCAAGGCATTTTGGAATCACTTGGGCCTGGACCAGTTAGCACATCAACTAGTTTATATTTTTATTGTTTGGACACTATTATGATTAGGAATATCACAGGCGGCCAGGGTATACACGTTTCGGGCAGTGTGTACAACGTTCCTTATATCGACACCACTAGAGCCAGTGCTGGCATAGTGCGATACGTCGGTGGCAACGTTGAAGTGTATGATGGCAGCTCATGGTTACCTTTACAATCCAGCTATCCGCAGATTGAACTTGACCACGAAACAATGGAAATTATAAAGTGGGCGCAGAACCGAATGATTGAGGAAGAACGCATGACAGCACTGGCGGCCCAACATCCCACTGTGGCAGATGCACTGCTGGCCAGAGATCGTGCCCAAGATGCTGTGTGTATTGCAGTGGCCTTGTGTGATATAAAATGAGCGCAGATATTGACATTGACATGCCCGACAGGGACGCATTGCTGAAGCTGATTCAGCATGTTCCAGCACGTCAGAGCAATGGGCGCCGTCACAACTCTGGCGTTTATGTCACAGACATACCAGTTGATGCCGTGAACCGCTGTGCTGCCCTGGATTATGAAACAGCAGAACAGCGAGGTTATTTCAAAATTGACTTGTTGAACATGAGTGTGTACAGCTTGGTAAAAAGTCCTGAGCACTACAAAGCCATGTTGAGCCAACAACCTCCATGGAGTCGACTGTGGACCGATGGAGCCTGGGCTTCTCAGCTGGTGCATGTGGGCAATTACACAGACTTACTGAAAATCATGCGGCCAGATTCAATACCCAGGATGGCTGCTTTTATTAGTATTATTCGTCCTGGTAAGGCGCACTTGCAGCGGAGACCTTGGGACGAAGTGTTTGCGTCAGTGTGGGATGGAGACGAAAGTCAGGGCTACACGTTCAAGCGTAGCCACTCAATTTCTTATGCCGCATTAGTTACACTGCACATGAATCTGATCAGTCAAGCCGTCGAACCAGTGTAATACTCTTGCGTTTTGACTTTTTGCGAGCTATATCTAATAGGCTACAAGTTGGACCGTGTAGGATTTCCAAGTCCTTGTTGCTAAAAGTGCGCAGTGTGCCACGAAAAGGATCCCAGTCTCTGCGCAAGAATATGTTGATGGGAATACTGCGATTGCTTTCCCACCACCAAGTTGATGCTAGTTCTAGGAATAGAATCTTATCTTCTTGATGTTTCACTGCTCCAAAGTCGTAGATGGTTGTGACAATGTCGTCTCTGTTCTGTACTACGCCTATATACTCTGCATTGGCATACATGCACAATGTTATGAAAGGATATTTTTCTGTCAATTTATCAAAGATGTTGTTTCCCATTGCGGTTATTTATGGACGGCAAATTTTGGATAAACTAAATATAACATGTATTCCACTACCGCATATCTATACCAACAAATTACCAAAGTATTGTTAGTTGACACCAGCGGCGGCTATTTCACAATGAGGTATGACCCTGTGTACGCAAAAACTTTAACCATTAACAAAGGGGTCGACAACGTACTCCTATTTGAATTTATCAATCAAGATCAGAAGCCTGTAAACATTGCAGGCTCTACCTTCTTGTTTCGTTTACTTAATCAAACTGGCGATGAGCTGTTTGTTCAGAAACAGTGCGAAGTCCTTAGTTCTGCACTGGGTCGCGTAAAGGTAGTTCTATCACCTGAAGATACCAATGATATTGTGGCCCAACCTGGCAGCTACAGTATTGAACGTGTGTCGGGCAATTACCACCAAGCAGTGTATGTAAACGCCAACAGTCAGGCCCGAGCCAACTGTGACATTGTAAATAGTGTGTTCCCAGAATTTTTGCCTAGCCCGGTGCTCACAGTTCCCGACATGTACGGCAAGAATCAATTGGTCAGTGCTGCACCTACCAACTGGCCAGACTGGGCACTTACTCCACAACCTCTTAACGGTATTCAATCAACTGAATTCTATTCAAGCTACATTCCCACAAACGGGCAGAGCTTGACTACCATCAAGATGGACTTGGTGCATTACACTGGCACAGTCAAAATTCAAGGCGCTGAAAACTACGAATCTGTTTGGTACAATGTAACTGAAAGTCGTAGCTATTATGACGCCACAGAAACTGTGTATTTCAATGCAGTGGGATTCCATCCCTTGTTGAGGGTGGCACTGAACAACTCAATTGGTTATGGCGCCACTGCCAATGCAACAGTCAGCAATGGAGTAGTCACTGGAATCAGCATTACCAATTCAGGAATTGGATACGTAGCCCCTCCTTATGTGCAAATACTAGGCAACGGTGCAGGCGCCGAAGCCTATTGTACCATTGGTGACAACAACCAAGTTGCTGCAATTGTGGTCACAAATGGTGGATCAGGTTATCTGCCGTTGCAATTCAACAACACTGTTTTTGCCACAGTGCTGCTCACTAACGGCAAAGTTGAAAATCTACAGTACCGATAAGCATTGCTTGATACCAAAAAATCTGTTAAACTAAACAGATGATTGATATTACGATTTACTTGCCCGCAAAACGCAAGCAAAGTCCCAGTGGTTGGGTCAGCTTCAATGCGGTATGCTGTACTCATAATGGCAACAGTGCAGACAAGCGCCAGCGTGGCGGAATCAAAATAACTGAACAAGGCTGGAGCTATCACTGTTTCAATTGTTCATACACTGCTAGTTTTGTACTGGGACGCACTGTAAGTTTCAAAGCACGTAGATTACTGACTTGGTTGGGTGTTTCTGAAAATGAAATTGAACACTTGAATCTTGAAAGCCTGCGTCATCGCAGCATACACGGAATTATTCAAGATCGTCAGCGTGTGGCCAACATACTACAAGGCATTGACTTTGAAGAACGCGACGATTTCCCACCGTTCTCAGAAGTGATTACTCCTGAGTTTCCGTTGTATTGGGATTACATTCAAAGTCGATGCGTACCAAAAGATTACCCACTGATGACAGCCATCAAGACTGATGGCATACATTGGGTAAGACCATTTGTGCTGGTACCGTTCACATACGAAAACAAAGTAGTAGGTTGGAGTGCTAGGTTTTTAGACAACAAACTCCCCAAGTACATCAATCACTCACAGCCCGGTTATGTGTTTGGAACAGATCTACAGCAACCTGGTTGGCAGCATGTGTTGGTAATGGAAGGTTTGTTTGATGCACTGAGTATTGGTGGCCTGGCGGTGATGCACAATACCATAAGTGATAGTCAAGCAAGATTGATTCGCAATCTTGG